GTTTTGATCTAACCTATCTTCGTTATTTTCTTGTGCCATCATAGCTCTCATCTTATCTAGGTTTAATCTTTGGTCAGCATCCTCTGCTTTTCGTTCATCATTCATTGCTCTTAGGTCTAATTCTCTTGCTTTTAACTTAGCAATAGGATCACTTCCTAATTGACCCATAATTTGATTCTCTTCTTCTTTAAATTCTTGGGTCATCTCTGCAATCAATTTAGATTTTCTAGCTTCTAACGCTAAAGTCAATGTTAAAATTTGTTGTTGAGTATTTGGATCTTGTTGTAGCATTGGGTTTTGTTGTACAGCCATTTGTAGTTGTTGTAATTGTTGTAGCTCTTCCATAAATTCTACCTCGATCTGTTCTTGTGCCATAAATGCAATGTGTTCAAATATATTTTTTTCTAATGCACCAAGTACTGCTGGATTATTTCTAGCTAAACTTGTTGCCATAAAATTTAAGTGAGTTGTAATATGTGATCTATGATCTTGACCTTTAAATGCTTGAAAAGGTTTACCTGACATTGCCATAATATTTTCAGACGCTGGGTCCATTGGCATAGGTTGTTGAGGTGGTGGTAATATTTGATCAATATTTTTTACACCGATTGCTTCGTACATATCTCTGTATGCTTCATACATGTTGTGTATCTGTGGATTAGACATCGCAAGTTGTAGTTCTGTTTGTGCTAAACTAATTCTTTGTGATTGTGAAAATATGTTTGGATCTGCAACTGGTATGATATCAATTTTATCATCAAAGTCAGTTTGTTTAATTGTTCTTTGTGCACCAACAACATCATAAGGATATTCTGGTGGTAAGTATTGACTAAATATAGTTGATAATAATTTAAATTCTTGTTTCATTGCAGCATATAATCTTTTGTGTATTGCTGACATTACACGTGATCCACGTTCTAATAATGCAATAGTAGTTCCAACCGCTGCTGCTTGGTTTGAATCTCCAACTTGCATATCTGCAATAGCTGCAAATCTTTGACCTGCTTGAACTACAACACCCATTAATTGTAATAATGTTTGTGATGGTTCTTTAAATGGTAAAGGCATAAATGCATCTCTGATGTTTCCACCAGGAGCATCAACATCTCTAAACTCACCAGGTTTAATAGACTCAGCTTCATCTCTTAATCTAATTCCTCTTTGTTTGAAACCTGCAGGCATATTTGAAAAAGTTCCTGCATCAATCAAAGATCTTAATGTAGCTGTAGCAGTTTTAGATAAACCACCGATCATGTGTATTAAACCAAAGCCATAGAAACCTAGACCAGGTAAAAATTTAAAATGAACAAAGTGATCTATTTTTTTTCTTAATGGATCTTCAACTTTGTAGTTTCTTCTAATAGATAAAATTTCTTTACTACCTTGATCTAGTGTTACAATGTATGGAAGTTTAATTCCTGTTGCTTCACCTGTTTCCGGATCTTTATCTTCAAAACCTTCTAGATCTAAATCAGTGTGATATTCTAAAATTGTAAAATCATTTTCATCTTTAGCTTTTCTAACACCTTCTATCTCAAGTTCTTTCTTTTCAATTTCTGTATCTTGTGTGTATCCAGGTTGGATTTCTATGTCTCTATAAAAACCTGATACTTGTTTTTTTCTTAAATCATTTTCTGACATTTTTAATCTATGCACAACTGCTTCTGCATCTTCTAAAGATGTAGCAGTGTATGGAACTATCAAATCATCTGATGGTACAAATTTGGACACGGCTCTGTCCATAAGTTCATCGAAATAAACTTTCTTGAAGGCAGAGCCGCTAAGAGGGAGATAAAAAAGCATCTGATCGAACTCGGGTTCATACTCTTTCATCTTGTTCATGAGCTGATAGTTCATGAAGTTTTTTACTCTACTAGCTTGGTCCTCTTTTTGTCGATTGACTACACCCAAAATTTGAGTGTGTACTGGACCTCTAGCTGGAAGTAATTCTTTGTAAGCTTGTGCCTGAAATTGTGTTACCGCTTCACCTAGCACTGGGTGAGTTACACCTGATGCACCAGCGAAGGGTTGTGTTCTGTCTTCGTATTTAAATCCTAAAAGGTCTAAACCTTTTGTATAACTATCTTCCCATTCTTTTCTGGAAGATTTGTAGTTCATGTAATTGCCATATAACTCTGAGCCTAATGCTCCTAAAATATCTTCTGGTAATAAATCTGCTAGATTATCAAAGTGTGATTCTGTTCCCGGCTGATTAACTTTGTTTGGTTCAAAGTTTATATCTACTGAGCCATCTTCGTTTTCTTGAACTTCTACGCCTTCACCACCTTGTGATTCTGCTACTTGCTCTTCTGCTATTGCAACTTCTTCGTCGCTAGGCGTTGTTACTTTTTGCTCTACTACGTTTGGTAGCGCCTTGTCCATTATTGACATTTGTTTTTTTCTCCGAGTTCGTTACCACTATAATCTTTTTTCCGGGCACATTCAACCCCTGTGGATTAGGTCCGCTTTTTGGTGGTGGTCCACCGCCTGGAATTAATTTTACCATTAGTCGTCCAATAAATTATAACCTTGTATACCAAGGGAAAGTGCAAGTCCACCAATACCTGCTCTAGATAAACCTCGTAAAGCTGCCTTACCTAAACCTAAGCTAGCTGCTTTTCTAAATAATGGGTTCATTCCTCTTGTTAGCTTTGGTGTCTGTTCTGCAAATATTGGAGCAACATAGTTTAATGGATCTGTTGCAATATCTACAGCTGAATCTCCTTCTGAAATTTGACTTGCAATATCGGCTGCTGCAAATGGAGCTAGTAATCCTGGTGATGCTGCAACACCAAGTCCTCTACCTAAAACTCTTCCTGCAGTTCTAGTCAAACCTTTTTTCTCAACACCAAGTCCTCTTGATCTACTTGCTTTGATTGTTGATGGTGCTGACAATGCTGTAGTACCTGCAATCGTTGCACCCATAGCTGGTAATTGATAATCTAAAATAGCTGGTCTATCAAAGTCTGTTGTAATAGGCTGTGTTGCCATATCAACTAACATACTTTTTTGCTGATCTTCATTTGATAGATAAGTTGTTGGATCGTCGTTTCTAAATTCTTTTACAAGTGCTGCTCCAACTGCTCCTGCTGCACCAGCAATACCAAATGTTCTTACACCACCTGATTTTAAAAATCCTATTGCTGCGTTTTTTACTTTTGCAAGTGGTCCACTTTGTGCATCTAAATTTTGTAGTTTTTGTGCAGATCCAACAGGATCTTTTTGAATTGCTTCAGCGCAACTATTTGCTATACCACCTGTTGCTTTACTTAAAATAACACCACATGACTCTGGTGCAGCTTTTACAGCTTTTAATAATTTTATTTGTAATTTAGATGTAATATCTTCTACGACATTTGGATTTATTTTTACTGCATCTTTAAATAGTTTTACTGATTCTCTTTTTGCAACACCAAGTCCTTTACCAGGAGTTATAGTTTCTGATGCAATACCTAATCCTTCTTGAGCTGCCCCTATTTTTTTTAATTGGTAATCTGCTAGCTCTACAGATATCTGACCTTTATTAAAACGACCCATGATTGTTGCTGCCTCTGTATTTTTTATTTGAGTTAACAATTGAAAATTTTTAGTTGGTTCTTTAGAAATTAATTCTTGGTGTTGTAAAGTTAATGCATTATTTTTAAAAGTTTTTATTGAAGCATTTCTATCAGTAGTAAAAAAATTATATATTTCATTATATGTTGGAACTCTTTCATATTTTGAAAAATAACTTCCTAATAATTTATCTGGAGATTCGTATTTAAATTTTTTTGCAACTTTAAAAAAACCTTGCATATCTTCATAATCAGGATGTTGTGTAATTACTTTTCCTGCTAAAGCATTTGTTTTACTTAAATCATAATCAGCATGTGTGTATAACTGGTTTTGTCTAACATCGTTTACACCTACAAATTTTTTATTTTTATCAAACACATTTGTATATGTTCTTTCTTCTACAGGTATGTTTGCTTTTTCTTGTCGATCTGCAGCAATCTTCATGTAGTTAATTAATCTGTTTGTATCTTTTTCAGGATAGTAACCTTGTCTTGGTTTATACTTTACGTCTTTTCTTTTTATACCTCGTAATCGTGCTGATAGTTTTGTTTTTTGTCCAGGTGTTAAATTTATAAATTCTTCTTGTGTATAAGGTAGTCCTGTTCTTGGATTGATTGGTTTTTTCTTTTCTAATAGATTAACAGTTTTAGGATTAATTTTTGTTCGACCAACTTTTTGATAACCCAACCCTTTATCGTATCTATATGCTTGTTTAATTCTTTTCTTAGCCGCATCATCTGTCTCTTCCCATTTATTAAAACCCTCAGCTTTAATATATTTTGAATATTTTTTATTTATTTCTTTTGAACTAAGCCCCCTACCTGTTTCTAGTTTTCTTTCTTCGATTGCTTCTAACGCTTCTTCTTTTGTGTCAAAGATACCATTTCTACCATTGTTAGATGTCAGCGTTCTAGAAAATAAATCATCTCCCGTAGATTTATAGTTTTTAGCAAATAAATCTCTTACAATGTATTTTCCTTTAAATTCTTTTTGAGTGCTTAAAAATGGAGCTTGAGCCATTACACCTCCAGGATGCCGGCTAGACCACCACTTTTAAATCCGATAGGGTCAAGACCTAATCTTAATTGTATTTCTTTAATGCCGTCTGGAAAGTCATCTGGATTTTTTAACACTCTGTTTAGCTGATGAAAGTACATAGTTTTTTCTTTACCACGTAAAGTTTTATCTGCTCCAAGGTTTGCAAACAATCTAGTAATGTCTTCTGCTTCAATACCATACTTACGTAAAGCTTGATAACCCATCTTACCTAAAACTCTAGCACCACCGAAGTAACCTACCCGGCCACCATCTTCAAAACTAAAATCATCAGGATTGATAGACTTAGGATCAAAGTATCTACTAGTTATAGAATTACCTTTTGCATCTTTTATTTTAACTAAATTTTTAGCAAACAATTCTATTTGATCTCTGCCTTCTAATTTTGCAACAGATCCTGCAACCTTTGGTCCAAAATACTTTTGAACTAGTAATAGTGGATCACCAAATATTCCGCCACCACCTTCTGTCATAAATTTAAAATCTGATGGTTCCATAACACTTGATAAAGTTGTACCTGCTGGAAAGTCTGGATCTTCCATATCCTTAATTGTATTTAAAAAATCTCTAGCGTTACCACGAGCTACTGGTTGAGCATTTTTTGTAACACCAGCCATATCATAAATATTATCTACGATGTCATCACCGACCTTACCTAAATTTTTTACAGACTTAATTGCTTCAAGTCCTGCACCTGTTGGTAATATTGTTTCTGCTACATCAACGCCTTCAGCGTCTGCCATATTTTTAAATACTTCATCTGCTGATTGAACTGGTGCTGCAATATCATCTGCACCACCACGAGAACCTGGAGGTGGTAAGTCGTCTATGTTTAAACCTGTTTTTAACATCTGTTTTATTTGGTCATCAGACGCTCTAGGAAAATTACCTCTTAATTCTATTTCTGCATCAGACATTGAGTCTGCTAACTTTTTACCCTTTTCTTCTAATCTTATACTTGCAGCTATTTCAGAGTTTGGATCTATGTCATCAAAACCACCTTTTCTTAACGAACCTAAACCCTCTTGTGTCAGGTCCCTGGTCCCTGTTGCCATGTCCGTGATATTAGGAATCTGTTTTGGATTATAAAACTCATCCATCTTCTGCATGTTAGAGATTAATTTATTCGCTTGCATGTC